TATGACTCACGTTTTATATCAACTCTGTGTACAGGAGCAGGTGATCTTGAAAGCAAAGCAGCCATCGCTTGACCAGCTAGATATCTTCGTGATGTCAAAGGCTTGTCTTTAAGCGGTGGCTTTATCTTTCGCTTCTGAGTATACTTCTTAGCTTCCTCCTCAAGATTGTTTATTTTTTTGACGTTGCTCATATTCTTTTAACCTTCCGAGATTTAGAAAATAGGCCTTGTTAAAGCCCATCTCCCATTCCCTGTTATCCTTAGTCTGGGCTTGATATGGATTACCAATTTTACCAGCCTTGAAAGCTACCCTACCTTGTTCATAAGGTTTCACCTATGCTTCTCCTTCATTGTTTCTAACATCTTGTTTAGATACCACTGTGCCTTCTTCATGTCTTCTACTGGGTTACTCTTGTACCTGTGCCTGTGTTGATACTTAATCATATTACCCTGGCAGTAACTAATAAATCCCTCAACACCTAGTGTCTGCTTAATGTAATCAATACACTCAACACCACCACCCAGATTATAATGTGCGGGTTTATTGACAGCATCATAGCTGAACATGTCACCAAGGTCAAGAGTTGTTTTTCCGTCAATAGTTATTGTATCCGTGTTGTCCATAGTAGTTAAGCTCCTATATCTACGATCTCACAGACATCACCAGAACAGGCTAAAGTTTGACTACCTGCAGTGTTGTCTTCCTCTTCATACGCTGAAAGCTTACCCCAGTCAATAGCCTTTGGCATAAGAGATAGTAGATTATTATAGTCAGTTTTACCAACCTCTTGATAAGGTGCTTGCTGATAAGTATGATCTGAGTGTGGTAAAAAGGACACACCTGACATCTCATCAAAATGTTCATAAACAAATGCACCCACTTCAAACCATTCTTCTTTACGTACTGTGCATGTGATGCTTGGCTTATGCTCACAGTATGACCGTTGATACACCAACCATGTTTGGAGTTGTTCAACAGCAGACATATCATTACGAGTTACAGAGTTTGTTGGAGACTTAATAGGAAAACTAAACACTGTAGTAGCATCAGGCTTCATTACGTCAGGCTCACTAGGTACTCCCTGATCTTTCATGAACTGTGTTAGGGGGTCTTTATTGTCTCCTCTGACAGTTCTAATATAGTAATCGGAGTGCCTTGCGTGTATCCCACTGGCGGAATCAACCAATTGTGATACCGTGCCACTAGGCTTGACACAGGTGATGGCTGTCGAGGCAGGAATGCCCAAGCGAGTAGCCCACTCAATATTAGTAGCAACACAAATCTTACGTAGTTTCTCAAGAGTCTTCTCCAGTTCTGGGTTATGGATAGTCATCAAGGGATTGTCCATTATCCCTGTGAGTGACACACCCAGCAAACGCTCTTCTTCCGTATTGGTAGTCCACACTTTTCGCAGGTATGGGAACTTTGTGTATGTGCTTTGGATCGTCCCAAGTATTGTGGCGAGTTTGACTTTTCGCTCCAAGTCTTTAACCGTGTCAGTGGCTCGTACCACAACTTCCGTGAGATTACAGAATTGATTTGGGCGAAGTATGATCTCGCTGCAAGGATTTGTACCAAACTCGAAATTAGAATCCCGTCTACCATACTTCTCAGCTTGTTTTTTACTCGCTTGCCTATTGAATATACCACGTTCACCACTCCCTGATTCTACTAGTGACATCCACTCTCTCATAAAAGAGATTGCATCTGGTTTCTCTGTATAGCTCACAGAGTTATTAGCTAAGGCACGTTGAGGATCATTGTCCCACCATGCACCTGACTTAGCGTGACGCATACGGTCATCACTTAGATTAGATAGGGATATCATAGCTGAACGTCTTACACCACCTACTACAACTACCTCACCAACCTTACACATAAGATCATGGCATTCAATAGATGATAGATTACGTCCAGAAGCATTCTTAAATATAGTGACAGAGAAGTTAAACAAATCAATCAAAGGTGCAGGGCCACTAGCTCTACCACCAAAGGTTTCTAGTTTTGCACCAGCAGGACGTACACGACTAACATCCCATCGTGGGATTTCACCAGCCCATAGGAGAGCCAACACTTGTCTGAAAGCCTTAGCCCAACCCTCCTTGCTGTCCTTGACAACGACAGTAGTTTCGCTCTCGAACAACTTAGGCACATCTGGGAGCTTACTGATGAACTGCCTCTCTACACTAAAGCCCACGCCAGTGCCACAGAGGAGTATGAACATAGCCTCATCGAAGGACTTAGGATCATCGACAGCTAGGTAGCTACAGTTGTAACCAGCAGTGTTGTCACGGTTAAAGGCAGGTCCAGCAGTCATCATAGCCCTCATGGATGGCATAACTTCTAGCCCCAGGATAGCGTCAAACAATTTATTTTCTGTGTCTTTGTCTACCTTATCCTCGACTACATTGAGCATGTAACGACCTACAGTCTCACTCCAACTCTCTCTTCGTTTATCTTCCTTAAGCCACCTAGCGTAGCGAGAGGTATGAATAAAAGATTGATAGTCTGTTGGTAATAAATTATTCATCTGTTGTCACCACTTCCATGTAATGTATTGTTTTCTTTACGATTCTTTAACTTAGCTAGATTATCTGCTGCTACGTCACCCATGTTTAAACCTAAGTCTTTACATATTGCAGCAATGTACCACAGGCAATCTCCTAGCTCACCTGATATACCATCCCTGTCTAGCTTACCATCCCTTACAATCTTCTTTACTTTGTTTGCTACCTCACCAGCTTCACCTGCAAGTCCCAGGGTAGGGTATAATATCTGAACAGATGCTGGGTAGATAGCTGTACTGGCTGCTGCATTTTGATATTCTTTTAGGGTAAGGTCTGACTTGTCGTAGAAATCCAATGTATCCATATCAGTTTGATTGTTCATCTTTTGTGTCACCTTCTAGTGATTGTTTAAGGTCATGGGATTTTGCTTTCTGAACAGCATTAACACATTGTATCATATGTTCCAATAAAGCTATTGTATTTGTACCAATATTCAGCACATCAACTACACTATTCTGATCGTCTGTTAAATCCTTACGATCATATTGTTTGTTGTCGAGTGTTATCTTAGTCACGGTTAGTTACCTCGCATTCAGTTACATTTATATCATCTATGTCATAAAGAGATAGTGTTATCAGATCTTTAATTACTTCACAATTATCCCCAGATATCTCTAGGAAGTTTGCGTCTTTATCCACTTGGATTGTTATGTTGATTTCATAGAACATTAGTAAGAACCTAGTTATACCTTTATCTTGCGGTTAGTCAAGAGTTTATTTACTGTAAACATCTCGTAACCTCTCTATAGATACAAACTCTGGATCATAGTATCCGTTTTGTATATTTCTTTTAACTATAACACCTTTCCACCACTCCATGTTAGCTTGTCCAGCCCATGACTCTTTGTCACCCTTGAAGCAACCAGCAACTAAACCAATGGTAGGTTTGGGGTGTGCATCGTCCTTGAAGAACAGGTTACGTTTGTGACTGTGGCCCACTGTGGTAGAGCAGTGACGTTTCTTTAGTAAGTTATAAGCATGATGTTCACCAGACATAGCTGAACCAAAATTACCACTGCTGATGTAATGAGCGTAAGAGATACCATCTTTATCAACAATAGCAGGTGCTGAGTTTTCATACTCATAATACTCATCGAAGTATACATCTGTCTGTAGATGCTTAAAGCTAATCCCATAGACAGAACCCTCTAGTCTGGGGTCATGTGCTAAGGCTCTCTTAATACGCTGTTCATGATTGCCCTCCAGGCCAAAGAAAGCAGGACGTTTCTTCTTCATAGTACGGAACTTACGTCTGAGCCTTTCCTGTGCATCGTTGTAGTGATTGATATCAGCCTCGTAGCTCTGAGCCACAATAGATTTAGGATACTTTGTGTCATAGCTGTTGAGTGATTTCATATCTGCACCATCACCTAAGTCCATCACGTAGTCAGGCCTAACATCATACAAGAACTCACCTAACCAATCAAACCTATCGTTAGGCACTGCTGGATCAGTATGTGCACATGAAAAAATTACTGCTGTCTTACTCATAGTATTCGCTCCTTATAATCTTCATTAATTTCTAAAGGCTCTATATTTTTAGAGAAGTATTTCTGCCAAACACAAATATCATCTAGATCTTCAAACCAAAAATTAAAATGATCTATCTCACCATCAACCTCTACTTTACAAACAATAAAGAACTCAGCACCTTCAGGGAAGTCCTCATCGTCAGGCATATCATCTATGGAAATTGGTCCTTCTGTTATACCCCAGACTTTAATTACCACTCTTCCAACTCCTCAGTAGCTCCATGTAGTGATCCAGACCTACCATAACTACCCAAGGTTTTCGATCTGATCTAAAAAACACTACAGGTTCATGGTTAGAGTGTCTAGTAGCCTGTTCAATAAAACCATAGACAGTTTTTAATTCTGCCTTCCTACGTTTTACCTCTATGGATAATGGTATCTTCTTTCTTGCTGCTGGAGATAGCTGTATGTCCTCACCGCTGTCTCCCATGATAGTAGACTTGATATCATCAGGCTCAAACTCAGGGAATGTCTCCAGTAGTTTGTCTCTTATCTCCTGTTGACCAAGCCTACCTTTTTGTTTAGCTTGCCTGGTCATACTTGGCCTCTGGTACTTTAGGTTCAACTTGTACATGGACTAAATGCTGTGGCCCCCCGCCTTTGTAAAGGAATGTTCTTAGGTTAGGCCAACACATACGCTTGTATTCGCAGTAACTGCATGGCATAGATAGCTTCATGTTAGGACTTGTCTTTGATTGTGAGACAGGTGGTATCCTATCCACAGGTAATTCACCAGCTACCATCTTCTTAGCAGCTTTCATTTCTTTTTCTTTAGTCTTTAAATCCTCAGTGAAATCATGCACATCCAAACAAATATGTCCATTCTGTTTATCAACAGCAAGAAAAGCACCTTTAGTTTTGTCAGTGACAAGTGGGTCATCCTTACCTGCATATACGTAAGAACTAAGCTGAGATATGTAGCCAAAGGGGTCATCATCTCTTAATTTACCTTCCTTGAATTTTGTAAAGGCGTAGGAGCTGCATGACTTAACATCAACAGTCATCCCATCAATAACCGCATCTCTGTGACCCTTGATACCATGGACATCAAGTCTGTCCTGTTGGCCCTTAACATCATGTCCTGATGCTTCTACTAGGCTAAGTAGCAACTCCTCAATCATATCTCCATAGAAGAACTTGAGTAATGTGTTAGCTTGAAGGCTCTCACCCTCACCAGCTTTGTTTACCTTGTACCACAGCTTCCTTTTGCAAGGTGTACCAATAGAAGATAACGACAAATAAGCTCGTGGCTCTTGTGGTTTAGAGAACCTGTTGTTAGCAACCTCTGAGATACCATCAGCCATACTAGAGCTGATAGCTTCTGTCCAACCACCTTCACCTCTGATTACACTGTATAGGTCAGGTACTAATGTTTTAATATTTTTCATCGTAACTCCTGGGTAAAGTGGGGAATGCATAACACCCCCCTAGTTGTGCCTTTAGAATAGTATTTCATCTTCCAGCACTTCTTTAGCCTTCTTTTTAGAAGCAGGGGGAGAGTCACCACTGTCCTGTGGTTGTATGAACTCCTGTGGGGGAAGGTATTGAAGGTGATCAACTACATGGACATGCTCTAGTCGAGTACCTACAGTACCGTAGCTAGGTAGGTCATATATATGAAGAGTTACCTCAACTGTAGAACCATTACCAATAGGACCATCTTCATCTAAAGTCCACTTGCTACCATCTTCTTTGGTAACAATAGGTGCTCCACTACTCCAGTCATGTCCGGTGTTAAACTTCCTGTCAAACTTAACACGTTGCCCACGTCCCAATAAGTCAGGCTTAAATCCCTTAGCGCACTTAGCCGCTTGTAGCTTTGCAACGCTATCATCATCAAGGATTAAATCAATAGTGCAAGCACCATCATACTTCTCGTATGTACCCTCAACTTGAGGTGAAGCTTTCCAACCCGTTAGGTCACGATTGTCAGCAAATACTTTTGCCCACTCTGCTATTCCAGTTATTTTTACAATTCTTGTAGCCATTTGGCCCTCCATTTTTTAGTGTACATCTGCATAGGTTTGACCGTACTGCACATCAATACCCAAGTCAACATTTAATTTCAACTGTTCGTTAAGTTTTTCTATAGCCCATTGTAGAATTGAAGTATGCTCATTCTCTTCTCCTTTCCTCACCACGTTGATGCTCTCATCATGGAACTGACCCACGATGTTCGGCTTATGTAATCTGTAAAGGGCAACCCATCTGTCAAAACAGTATGCCCCTGTGCCTTGATTTATAGTAGAGAATGCATCCTTCTCAAAGCGTAGACTGTACCAGAATTTACTGACAGGGTTCTGTACCCACATCTGCGTATTAATGGTACGTATCCTCTGTGATTCAGAAAACTCCTTGACTGACCAGTTACGGTTCCAGTAGGCCTCAAGTAGTGCCTTTGCTTCCCCCGTACTCATACCAGTCTCTCTTGATAATTTGTTAGCACCCACACCGTAAGTAGCTGAATAGTTTACAACCTTGTAGTTCTTACGCATGGTCTTTAGTTCCGGCTTGTTGCCCTTATTGTATTCGTCTATGTCGTATTGAGTAATAGCCCCAGCATGTTTTGCTAAGTCTAAGTGAGGATCAAAACCATCCTGTGACATTTCAGCAACATAATCAGGGTCGTAAGGGTGCATATAGTGACGCTTAGTTGTGTCTTCTAGTGATGTCATGTCAGCACCACAAAGAACGTAACCCTCTGGTGCTGTCAAGCAACCACGTATCTCTTCACCCCAAGGCTTATCCACACCTGGAAGATTAACCAAAGGCTTACTGTGCTTAAAGCGTAGCGTGTTAGTCAGCCCAGCAATCTCTGCCTTGACATACCCATCACGTTGACACTCCAAGAAACCTTTGAAGATAGAAAGTCTGTGTTGTAGTACAGTTAGACCATCAAGAACTTCTACTGTTGGGTTATTATCAATCAAAAGTCTGACTGATGCAGTAAGCTCACCACCCTTGCGTACCTGTGGTACTGGCCCATTGCTACCCTCTTTAAATGTGCAGGGCTTCCAACCAAGACCCGTCAGCCAATCCTTTACTTGATCAGAAGACATTGGGTTAGCTTCTTCTACACCCTTAACCACAGACACCTCACCATTGTAACTAGATGGCAGTCCATTCTCTTCTAATAGGTCAAGCCATCGTCTGCCATTAGCTGAAAGTTTATCGTCCTTCTTACGGAAAACCTTTGGCTTGGTCTTGATAGACATAATCTTACGCATTGGCATAACACTTATTAACTCTTCAATCTTCTTATCCTGTAGTCCAGTAAGCTTCTGCATAGTGCTGTCTGCCTTCTGTACATCCAGCTTCCACCCCTGTTGTTCTGCCTCTCTTGCACAGTCCATCTTGAAGTGTAAGTACCTAAAGAAACGGTTAAGTTCTGTCTTGTCTTTGTTATATAAAAACATAAACCTATTCAGTAGGTTGTACCATAGCTGCCAGTTAATCTTGACATCCTCAGTACAACGGTGGGCATACTCCTCTTGTGAAAGGTTTGTCCAATCAGTGATCTCTGGCTTAGGTATGCCAAACTCCTCTCCAAATGACTCAAGACCGTGACGTGGCCTGTTGTAGTTCAAGACCCAAGACATAGGTAGAGTATCAAACAAACTTGCAGTGACCTTGATACCTAGCAACTTCTCAAGCAACGGCACATCGTAACGGATAATATTGTGACCAATGAGGCCACGCTGTGATAACACTAGCTCCCTCATCTCGTTGTAGTCGTACAAAGTTTTGTATGTAGAACCATCTGAAGTATAAGAAAGGCAATGTATCTTTGTGGCATCATCCAATAAGTTGTCAGCTTCCACATCAAATACAATCATGCAGCTATATCTCCCTTTAGGTAAGGTACATCTTCAGTAAGTATTGTTGTCTCAGGATCATAATAGATTGAACCTGCATTACCTAACTTAGCAAACGGTCTGTTCTTATCTACAATAAAGGTAGTAGTATTCTGAAGAACCTCATCCTCTGATTCAACATCCCGTTCTAGCTTTATACATATAATAGCTTCCTCTTCAAGGGATGCAGCATACTTTGTCCTACCATCATCATTAACCTGTGACAAAAATATCACACCTATGTTTAACTCCTTGGCTAACTGTGCCATACGTGAAGCTAACGTGGTTAAAGTACTAGTAGCACCATCCACGCCAGTACTCGACAGGTAGGCAAGACGTTGAGCATGATCGACAAAGATATAATCAGCGCCAAAGACAGTGGCGGCAGTACGTGTGTGATCCAACAGCTTAAGAGGATCGTCATGTGACCTCATCTCAAAGATCACTGTCCTGTTGTTCTCTGAATCAGCAGCCTCTTGTCCAGCCTTTACAATAGAATCAATAGAGACATTGTTAAATTCAGCATCGTCTTTTGTCCTGACGTTACACCCAAGGTGGTATGTCGCCATTGCTCTGTAAGTAGTCGATTTCATTTCTTCCATGTGCAATAGGGCTACTCTTGTGCCAGGGTTACGCAACATAGCAATCTCAAAGTAACGTATCATCTCAGTCTTACCCGTACCTCTGGGAGCTTTGATAAAGGTTAGTCCACCCTTAACCAACCCACGTATTTTATCATCGATACCTGAGTGACCTGTGGGTACATACTCGTAAGGGTTCTCTTCTCTAATGGCCTTATCTATGTCCTCATCAGATATAAAGAAGTTATCAGGTGAATACTTTTGAGGCTTCATAGCTGCCCACATCAAATCAGTACCATCACCGTGGGTTAGGAAGTCATTTGCATCCTTGTGCTTGGACATAGGTACATAAAAGAACTTATCTGGTAGAGCTGAGTATAGTTTGTCAGCAGCACGTCTACCTGCATCGTCCAGCTCACCTGCATAGATGATTGTCTCAAATGAATCTAGGTACGCCATGTTCTTCTGTAAGAACTTCTCACCTATAGATGCGCTGGGCAGTGACTTGACGGGGAACTTCTCACCAAGGATTTCATACAGACTTGCTGCATCAAACTCACCCTCGGTAAGGTACAGGCGTTTACTTGTACCAGCATTGAATGAGGGGCCAAACAGGTGGGTCATACCCAGGCCAGTATCTTTTACCCAAGTCTTAGACTTATCATTAAATGATCTGTACTTGATAGTGTGTGGATATTTATACGCATAGCGCACAGGCTGACCATCCTCGCCTAGTTGTAATTGAATACCATAAAGTTGGCACACGTCAGGCTTAATACCTCGTATACCCTCATACGTTAACTCTTTAACTGGTATATCCATGTAATTAACTCTCCTCTTAACAGGGTAATCATTGTCTGCCCACTCAAAGGTAGGCTCAGAACTGGGGTAAGACTTAGCGCAACTGTGACAGAAACCATAGCCCTCGTCATTCCAGTTAAATGCATCACTTGATCCACAATCTTCAAAGGGACAAGCTAAATGTGGTGTATCACCTTCTGCCATTTGCTATACTCTTCTCCTTCGATCTTTGTCTCTCAGCATCAGTCATGGCACGTATTTCAGTTGAGGTCAACCCTTTCAAATCTGCCCATGCTAGTGCTGACCAAGAAATAGGGAATATCTTTTCCATTTGTTCATATATCTGATCTGCTACCTCACGTGTCTCTGCCTGTGTGTCAGGCTTGCACCGTAGGTTACACATATCAGCAAAGGCATCCAGGCTACCACTCCAGTACCATTCTGTCATGGTGGACTGTGGTAGTACCATACGTGCTTGCTCTGGAGCTACACCAAGAGAGAGTAGTTCTTTATATGTACGAAGGCATGTATGATTTACAAAACCATCATCAGCACCTGCAGCGACAGTACCTTCTGATCCTTGTTTCTTATCAGCACTACGTCCACGCCATACCTCAGGCTCATAGAACTCAGGCTCATCATCCACGTATCTACGGCTGATCTCATTCCAGCGTAAAAACTTATGCTTGACTAACTGTCTTGCTACAAACACTGGAGCCTTGACGTGGAAGGATGCAAAGCAGTGACCAAAGGGTGACATGTGTTTGTGCTTGGCTAAGTAGTCAATAAGCTTAATGTCTGTATCGTGTAGCACAGGCTGCATTACCCCATCTATTCCAACAAAACCAAGAGCCTCACGTTTCTTTCCAAAGGATACCCTTGCCGCATTGACCACTGTAAGATCGTTACCCATATGATCTATTGAGGTTACTTCAATCATGGTAGTTTAACCTCAATGCATTGTAATGTTTCTGATGGGTCATTTACTAAAACCCTTGCTGGACCTAACGCACCACCACACAGAGTTTTGTTATCGAATGTACCCAAGTGATGATACCGTATACCTTCCTCTGGTATAAATTGCATCCATATTAATATCCATACTACGTTCATTTTTTTCTATCTCCTATTAGCAAGTTTTCAAGATACTTTAATCTTTTCTCAAGGTCTTCTAATCTTTTTAGAAGCTCCTCTAATTGAAATTTCTTATCTAATTCCACGTTTATCTTTCCCTTCGATCCAGTGCAGACTTAGCTGTCTTCAAACTGAACTTGTTATATGGATTGAGACTAGCCACGTTCTTATGTCCTGACACTGATTGAATTGCAAGGTGATCCACTCCACTCTCAATCATCTGTACGATTGCAGTCTTGCGTAGGTGTCCAACTTGTAGCTCCTGGGGTAGGTCTGTAGCCTCTTTAACCTCTGTCAGTAGGTTAGTCATCTGTGATACCGTTAGAGGTCTGTAGACCATGTCCTGTGGCCTGTGGTGGGGTACTACATACTCTTGAAACCCCCAGTCATCTTTTTGCTGTTTTAGCATAGTCAAAAGATTGCTTGGAATGGGTAGTTCAACGATTGCCCCTCGTTTAGTCTGAGTAATCACCACTTTATTATCGTCAAAATAAACATCTGTCCATAGTAGATTACGGATATCAATAGGACGTTGACCCCATTCATAACACATCAAGACAATCAGGCCAATGTTACGCCAATCAAATTTCTGAAAGGCTGCGTCAAGAAACTTTACCACTTGATCATTAGTCCAAATGATAGAGGCTGGTGTCTCAGTACGTTTCTTTACCTTAGCCATTGGGTTCTTTGGTATATGATCTAAGTTAACAAGAAAATTCATCAACACTGAAAATACTCTAGCCTTGTGGTTGGCATTGGATGTAGATGTTTCAGCTTCCCAAGTATCATACAGCTCAGTACAGATGATAGTATTTATTTTATTAACTTGCATTTTGCCTAGTTTACGTCCAACAACAGAGGTACGACAGAAAGAAGACAAAGCAGACTCATAATTTTTCTGAGATCTACGAACTAATGAATTAAACTGCCTAGTCCTAAAATATTTATTGACTGCCAATTCAAATTTCATCACTGCCTCCTATAAGTTATACTTAAAGTGTACTTAAAGTATATATTTATATTTATATTATAATAATAAAATACTTTAAGTTATACTTTAAGTATATGTTTACAATTTTTTATTAGTCAAGTGGTATGAGACAACTTGTCGCATGTGTCTTAGGTTTACCACAGTCGTTAACACTAATCTAACTGAGACAATATGTCACAACCACTTGGACTTTACCCTGTTATTACAGTCATTTACAGTGACTATCTGATCCTCTCGTACCTAACAGTGATACCCAATGCACTACCAGTTGTGTAGGACTCTCCGAGCATCAAGTACTGTAAAGTTTTGGGTATCTCATCACCATTACCTGATATTCGATCCAGAAAAATATCGTTTGTCATGTCGTAGGCTATGAAAGCTTTAAAGAAATTTTCCATTACACATCGTCCTCTTCTGTCTTTTTAATAATGTCTTTCTCGAACAAAATATCTATTACCTTGACCAATCTATTCTCAACATCATCTAACTGCTTGTCTATTCGAGAAAGTACGGCTGAACTATAAGCAATCTCTACTTTTTCCATTGTATCAATCCTCCTTAAGGTTGCGGTCATTAATCATCTTGTCTTTTCTTCTGTTACGTTTTGCCTTGCCACCCTTCTTAGGTAGCACTACCTGTGGGGCTTTGCGATCCTGCAACATAGCCTTTGCAACAGGGTTTACAATAGATAATTTTTTAATCATCATCATCATCATCACAGTAGCCTGGTAACTCAGACACTGCGTCCTCAGTTATCTGTGGGAACCAATCACTTAAATTTCTCTCAGCCTTATCAATTGCAACCATGTCTTCATCGTCTATTTTATACACCTCGTGGCATGAGAAGTCAGCCTTACGTAAAGTTATGTATGCATGTTTGAGTGCCCTCAGTTGACCTTTAGATAGTGAAGATGCACGGTCATTACGATTTACCACCTTAGCTTCACGTTTAATCTTCCATTGCTCATGAGGTGTTAGTTCTATTGCCTCAGTTTTTGTAGTGTTAGCCATTTTATTTCTCCATAAGTTTAAGTTGTTTAAAGATCATCTTCTAGTTCATCTTCTGGGTCATCTACTGCAATAAAATCCTTGCACAGACCTTGAACCGTTTCTAATATTGTGTCAAACCTTTTCTGTGCATCCTTTCCAAGCACCAGTTCACCGTAGATGTTTTTTATATAAGGGCATCCTTCCGAGACCTCAGTAAGCCATTCTCTAGATATGTCCTCAGTCATTTCTTGGAAGTGGTCATGTCTCATTTAAATCCCCAATGCTTTGCTTACTTGACTTGATAGTGGTCCACGAAACTTAGTCTCGTTACAGGTATCCTTGCATATAGCTTGATAGGTTGCAAACATTAATTTAGATGCTTTCTCTCGTGTAGAAGAATACTCGTGGTTTACCCAGCGACTTCCCACACCAGTATATACAGGCAGTTCATCACCATCTAACAGGTCCACTAACTTAGACAGTAACGTAGGCATACTAGACTGAACTGCTGACCTAGTACTTGACTGGTAAAAGTGAACCTTATTATTGGTCTTCTTAACTTTATACTTGCGGAATGTTATAAGTCTCTTAAACAATTCCACAGCCTCACCCTTGGTTAGCTCATCATTAAGAACAGCTAATATAAGGGCAGCTCGTACACCATAACTCGTAAACGGGTCAGATGTGTTACCGTAAATCTCATTAAACTCATTAACAAGCTCACCCATATTACCAAAAACATGACGCTTATAAAATTCCACATCTTTCTTGATTTTAGTGGTGTGCAATCCTTCTGCTCGTAAGAACGTATTGACCATGACTATATGGTGCGCTTTGCATCTTACGTGATCCTTCATACGTCTGGGCATGTGGTCATCAATTACAAATCTACTACGTGGGTCAGCACAACGAACAATGATCATATCTATTGCCGTGCCTGACTTTAAGATAGCTTTTAATCTGTGCTGTCCGTCTGATAGAACCCCATCCCAATCAATTACAATATGTGAGGCTTCAGGTAGCCATTCACCTTCTCTAATAAGGTCAGCATATCTATTAACTGTATTCTCGTTTAGCTGTCGATAATTGTTTGTGTTTAGGGTTAAGAGTGCTTTAGCATCTTCTGGGGTTACGTTTTCCACTGTTACTTCGATTGTCATATCATCAGTTCCTTTTAAGGTGTTTGTTTAGTTGTCCATAGTAATTGTTTAGTTTAGCCTATGTATCCCTTTACTAGCAGAATACATATAACTCCGCAAATTAAAAAATAAGAAATTAGAATTATTTTATCTTCGGTCATAACATTAGTTCCTTTCATTTTTTAAACTTCATTCCGTCAGTAAATAGAACTGTATCGCCATCAGGCATAACGACATACCAAGTATAATCTTTTTGATACACACTAAAGTTTAAATTGAATTGATGACTTGATTGGTTCATCTTGCGCTTGGTTGTTACAGTTTCCCACCCGTCATTTTTTAACGTGATGGTGTCCTGATCCCATGCAACGATTGCTGTATTAGTATATATAACAGAACCTACACCGCATCCATCTTCTGCCCAAGCTGTCTTGTAATTGCTAAGTTTATTATAAGCCATGTTTTAATTCCCTTTTGGGTTGTGGTTTGGTTGATCTTATTAAGTAGCACCGTAGTGAGTGCTACCAGTAATATCAATACTTTTAACCGAGATAAAACTTTTCTACCGTTGATTGAGCGCCCATAGAGTAGTAACCGTATATTTTATCTTTAGATTGTCCTTCCATAAGTGTTATCCATTCACATTTATCTATATTAATATTGTAATCTTCGCTGGCACGGTCAACAGCCCTATAAGAATTTTCAATATATTTTTTAGCTGCATTTTCTGCCCTAGTCCTGTTACCGTACACACCAACTATACCATCTTCACTACCTGTAACTGTATAAGCGTAAGCCATTATTAATATCCCAACCATGCTAAAACTTTTTGCGCTTCATATGTCCTATGATCGCCCATCTCTTTTAAAAACAAATCATACTCACCATCCAAGTTATGACGCTCGAGTTGAACTAATGCCTGACCTTTGGTGAGTGTTACGTTTTCTGCTGTATCGTAATAATCCATCGTTTGTTTTTCCTTTGGTTGATTTCAATTTCCTTGGAGCAATCATGCCCACAACTCTAAAAGTATTGTAACCCCATTATCACGAAACATTTCACGATGTAACAATTCGTGAACTGAGTGTAATTCTTTGGGCGTACTATATAGTATAAAACAGAACGATGAAACAAAAGTAGAACAAAAATAGAACGGATAGGAAACATTGATTTTTAGTTACTCGACACAACGGATTTACTTACCTGCTCTGTGTGAGGCTCTCCGTAGCTCTCAGGTATAGTTCACCTTTTGTTCCAGGTATGTGACCACAAAAGAGAGGGGGTATGCTTTTTGTGACCACGAATAATCGGGTGTAATATTATACTTGTCCTAAGCTAAATCCGTTTGTGATCACAAAACCTTGTGGAATACTGAGCGTAGTTAATAAAGATAATACTCTATTGTATAAACTATTATTTATTATCAGTAGGTTAAAGACTGTAGGACCTAGTTTCTGGGAGATTGTTCACTGTTTGTTCTATCTAGGGGGGACATGGGCCAGTGGGGGGTTAGGGGTACGTATACACACGCTATGACAGAGAAGGGGAAAATACAGTCTGTTAACCACAGGTGGAATATTCATTGATAATGTGGTCAATAATTAAATAAATAAAAATAAATTAGCTATTGACATTGCGGCTAACAGTGGTATAATTATACTTATAGTATACTTAGAGTATACTCTTAGTGCACTTAAAGTATTTATGTTCTTTTATAGTTAATAATATAAAGTAATACTATAAGTATAACTTAAAGTGCACTTAAAGTACCACAAATAGTATGTCTATTAAGGATGTACAAATTTTTTTTATAAAAAAGTAATAAAATCTTTTGTCGTCCCTTTTAAAGGTTGACAATGAGGTCAACATAGAGTATAACTAGCATGTCTAAACCAAGAATGTATGCTTCAGAGAGAGTCCTAGAGGAATTTTACCTAGCACTTGCTAACGAAGACGAAGGAAGACTACGTAGAGTACACATACCGAGGTCTGATGTGTTTTACGTGAGAGAAAAAATAGAACAGGACACGGGAGTTAAGTATACTCTTGATAGAGTTGAGAGAGCAATGTACCTAGAGGGTATGCTCACTGCATATGATGTTCTTGACCCAGAAAAAAAGAGAGAGTGGGAATGAAAATAGCAATGGAACGCATACTCCAATGGCAACTAATGCCACGGTTGATGATGCTTGCAGTTACTATACTTACTTACCAATCAGTTCACTGGTTCATGGCACTAGCAGAACCTACCACTCAACAGGCTGGACTAGTATCAGTTTGTATGGGTGCTCTAACAGGTTGCTTTGCAGTTTGGTTAGGTAATGAGAAAACAGATAGGTCAGTAAAGTGATACAGGCTTTTATAGGACCAATATCTAGTTTAGTTGGTACGTGGCTAAATGGTAAAGTTGAAACTAAAGCTGCTGAAGTTAAAGTTAAAGTTGCTAGAGCAGAAGCTGAAGCACAGATAATGGTAAGTAGAGCTACTAGTGAAGCTGATTGGGAAAAGATAATGGCCCAAGGCTCACAGGATAGCTGGAAAGATGAGTGGCTAACAATACTTTTTTCTATCCCACTAATACTTGTATTCACAGGTGATTGGGGTAGGGGTGTAGTATCTGATGGTTTTGTAGCTCTGCAGTCAATGCCAGAGTGGTATCAGTATACACTAGGTGTAATCGTAGCTGCCAGCTTTGGCGTAAGATCAGCTACTAAATTTTTTGGGGGTAAGAAATGAGTTTTAGTTTAAGTACACGTAGCCTAGACAAAATGAAAGGTGTAGATGATACACTGGTAAAAGTAGTCAAAGAAGCTATTAATCTAACTAAAGTAGACTTTGGTGTAACCTTTGGTTTACGTACTGTAGAGGAACAGCAGAAGTTATTTGATTCTGGACGTTCACAAACTATGAAGTCTAAGCACCTTGATGGTAGGGCAGTAGACCTTGTAGCTTACTTTGGTTCTGATGTTTCTTGGGAATTAAATGTGTATGATGAAATCTGTGATGCAATGGCAGAAGCAGCTAGACGTAATACCCTTGCTATCAAGTGGGGAGCAGCCTGGTCTGAAGGTGATATACGGATGTATGGTGGGTCTGCAGAAGATGCTATGAATGCCTATATTGACTTACGTAGGTCAGAAGGACGTAGACCATTTATTGATGCCCCACACTTTGAAATGATGTAGCATGGTAAGAAACTACACAGGTGAGTATAAAAACTATCAAGGTACTCCTGCACAACGTAAGCGCAATGATGCACGTAAAGCAGCTAGGCGTAAGATGGTTGCTTCTGGTGCAGTTAAAAAGGGTGATAGCAAAGATGTACATCACAAGAATGGTAATCCTAAAGACAACTCTAAGAAAAACCTAGGTGTAACAAGCAAACGTACTAACAGATCATTTCCTAGAACGACTAAAGCAGGAAAAAAATAATGGCTATACCTGAAAGAGTAAAGACTAAGATGAAAGATGCAGGACTTAAGGCAGTGAATAAACCACAACGTCTTAGCGATAGCTCTACTAAGTCTCATCACGTTATGGCCTCTGAAGGTGGTAAGTATAAGTATATTAAGTTTGGTCAAGAGGGTGTAAAAACAAACCAGACTGCTGGTCAACGTGAAGCTTTTAAATCTCGCCATGCTAAGAATATAGCTAAAGGTAAGATGTCTGCTGCTTACTGGGCAGATAAAGTAAAGTGGAGTTCTAGCAAAACTAAATCCCCTTCTAAAAAGTGGGTCAAGGGATCGTAATGTTTATCTCTATCGTTATCTTCTGCTTTACGCCTGAAGTAAGCAGTTGTAAGTTTACAGCTAATGTAAAGAACCCTCATATTAATAGAATGTCGTGCATGGTAGATGCAAAAGCTGTTGCTAGTAAACTCTTATCTAAGGGTGTTTATGCAAAAGCAGGTTGTATTAAATTATTGGATTATGTGTAATGTCACTAACAAATCAAAACAAAACTAAAGTTAAAAAGGTTATTAAGGGTTTAAAGAAGGCCTCTAAGCTACATGCAGGTCAAGCTAAGACATTAAAAGGTATGGTAAATGGCAAAGCAAAAAGACCCAAAGCTAGGAACAGGTAAGAAACCTAAAGGTTCTGGTCGTAGACTTTACACAGATGAGAACCCTAAAGATACCGTACCTATTAAGTTTGCTACTGTAGCAGATGCAAAAGCTACAATAGCTAAAGTTAAAAGAATAGATAAACCTTACGCAAGAAAGATTCAGATATTGACGGTAGCTGAACAACGTGCTAAAGTTATGAAGAAGACAACCATAGCGGAACTCTTCAGAAAAGCTAAA